AAAATCAGGAAAAGGCAAAGACTGCAATCGAAAAAAGAAAAAAAGCCCAAGACGATGCAAACGCAGCAGCAGCCAAAGCAGCACAGGATGAAAAGGCAAGGCAAGATGAACTGAAAAAGCGTTCCGAGCAACTTATATTGGATGCTGAATTGGTTGGTAAAACCGAAGTTGAACGTGCTGAAATACTTGCCAAGCGTAAATTTACAGCCAGTGTCAAAGGATTTAAGGAAGGTTCAAAAGAGTATTTGGCAGCCGAAAAGTTATTCAATGATGAAGTACGGATTGCACAGGAAAAAGCGGCAACAGAAGAAAAATCACGAAAGGAAAAAGAACAGGCCGATGCAATAAAGGCAACCGATGACTACTACAAAAAACAGCAGGTTGCGCTTGTCGGAAATAACGAAGCACTCGCACAACTTGAAATTGAGAGGTTACAAGCCCAAATAGATAATGCAAAGCAATTTGGTCAAAGCACCGTTGACTTGGAATTGCAACTTGCCCAAAAGAAAAAGGAGATAAAAGATAAGGAAGTTGAAGATACCAAAAAGGCAGAGGAAGCAAAGCGACAAATGCAAATGGACACACTTGCATCTGTAAGCAGCATTCTCGGCTCACTTGGTGACCTTGCAGGTGAAAATGAAAAAGCACAAAAGGCATTTGGATTGGCGCAGATTGCAACCGATACAGCCATTGCGCTGTCAAATGCACAGGCATCGGCAATGTCACCCGTTTCACCTGATAACGCAGCCACAGGCGGTTTGGCGGGTATTGCAAAATATGCAACCTATGTGGCAATCATTTTGGCAAATGCTGCAAAAGCAAGAGCAATCCTCAAAGGCGGTGGCGGTGGTGCAAGTGCATCAGGTGGAGCAGCAGCAGGAGCAGCACCTACACCATTAACACCACTCACAGGCGGTGCGCTACCGGAAGAAGGGCAGTTCGGTGGCATGGGTAGAGTGTATGTGTTGGAAGGAGATATCACCAAAACGCAGACCCGTGTCCGCAGGTTAAGAAATACAAGTGTCGTTTAAACCTACTTTTATAATTATGGAATTACCAGTGTACAAAATTGTGGTCAATGATGACGATGAAACAGGGGTTGACTTTGTTTCTCTCGTTGACCGACCAGCCATACAAAAAGACTTCATGCTATTCAAAGACCAATTCGTTGATCCGACAGCAAACGAAACCGAAGATGAATTTATCAGCCGTTGCATTCCGGTAATGATTGGCGAAGGCATGGAACAGGAACAAGCCGCAGCCGTGTGTTACAGCAAATGGGAAAGCAGACAGAAATTTGAAAGCTATGATGATTATCCCGAAGCCGCCAAAGAAAATGCAAAGGTGGCTTTGCGTTGGGCCGAAGAAAACGGATGGGGTGACTGCGGAACTGCGGTGGGTAAAATCAGGGCTAATCAGTTAGCCAATGGTGAAGCCATTACCCGTGACACTATTGCAAGGATGGCAGGGTTTGAACGTCACAGACAGAACAGCGACAAGGAATTAGGTGACGGATGTGGCCGCCTGATGTGGTTAGCTTGGGGTGGTGATGAGGGCATCGAATGGGCAAGTCGCAAATTGCAACAGATAGATATGCGACAGGCATACTCTGTGCAGTCCGAAGAAAAGCGGATTGTGACAGGCCCGGCAATGTTAGCTGATTTACCCATTTACCGCTACGATGACATCAGGGGTGAATACTATGTGACATTCGATGCAGACACCATTTGGAAGATAGCAAAGAAATTTGTGCGTAACGATGCCTATAAAGCAGTCAATACCGACCATGCCAACCCAGTGAAAGAGGGTGTTCACATGATTGAGAGCTACTTCATTGACCGCAAACGTGGTGTGATGCCACCTACCGGGTACGAAGATGCAAAAGATGGCAGTTGGTTCCTGACCTATTTAATAGACAATGAGGAAATTTGGGCAAAAGTTAAGGATGGCGAATGGAAAGGATTTTCAGTTGAGGGCTTGTTCGACATGGAAGAACAGGATGAAGTGCTGGAAATGATGCGTGAAATTACCGCCATGCTGAAAAATTTTGCATAGGCAAAAACGTAACTACCTTTTAAGATATATGGAATTTAAATCAGAATTAGCCGAAATGAAGTTATCTCTTGCCGCATTCATGGCAGAGGTAAAGCAGCGTTTCAGCGAAGCTCCTGCCGAGATTGCGTTTGGTGAGTTGACTTTGGTCGATGGCACTATCGTGGTTTTTGAAGGTGAGGAACTTGCAGCCGGAATGCTCCTGAATGTTAAAGGCGAAGAGGGCATCGTGCCTGCACCTGATGGAGTGCATGAAACTACCACTGGTCTTTTGGTGACAACCAAAGATGGTGTGGTTGAAATGATTGAAACCAAAGAAGAAACTCCCGTTGAGGAAGTTGAGGTTGAAAATCAGTTTGCATCCGTTGAGCAGTTCGACGCACTCCGTGCCGCTAACGAAGAACTGGCAGCGAAAATCGCTACCCTTGAAACTGCACTTGTAAACATCCTTGGTAAAGTTGAAGAAACTTTCAGCGTGTTTGAAAAGTTCGCAGCTACCACACCTGAACCGACTAAAAAGCCATTCGGTTCAGTTAAATCAGAAAAAGAAGGAAATTTCAATGGCTTTGTTTCCGCAATCAAATCAATCAAAAAATAAAATAAAAACATGGCATTCGACGTAACAGGTCTGACCAATTACACCAAAGAAGAGAGCTTACAGCTTCTGACCAAAGCGATGTTCACCGCCAAAACTGCACGTCTGTTGCAGGGTGCTGGACAGGTTCTCCCCGGTATCAAATCCGCTGAAATACTGCCCCTGCTGTATTCAGACGTTTACTTCCAAAGCGATAGCTGCTCTTACCAGACCAGTGGCAACACTACTCTGTCTAAGCGCACCCTGACCGTTGGAAAAGTTAAGGTTCAAGAAACTCTTTGCCCCAAAGACCTTGAAACCAAATACACACAGAAAGCTCTTGCCGCTGGTGAAGCTATCGACATGGGTGTATTCACCGAGCAAATCGGTGCTGAAAAAGCAGCCAAAATGGCCGAAGCTATCGAAACTGCTATATGGCAGGGTGATACCACAGGTGGTGTTGGAAATAACGGCTTTTGGGATGGCTTCTTAACCATTCTTGACGACCTCGGTTTCGGTGGTGCAGGTGATCCCATTCGTGGAAACGTAGGTGGTGCTTACGCTTCAATCACCGCTGCTAACATTGATGACATCATCATCACTATTTATGGCGTTATTCCTGCTGAATTGCTTGGAAAACCTGACCTCTTTATCGCAATGGGTACAGACACCTTCCGCTTGTATCGTCAATTCCTGGTGAACGCTAACCTGTTCCACTACCCTGCTAACGAAATCGCAGAGATGGAACTTGTTGATCCTGCAAGTGGCATCAAAATCTACGGTCTGCACGGTATGAACGGCACCAACAAAATCGTTGCTGGTCTGTGGTCAAATTTCTTCTTGGGTACTGACATGATGAACGAGGAGGAAGAGTTTGAATTTATCTTCAATCCTTTCGAACGCAGAGTACAATTCCACACCGCTTTCAAATATGGAACGCAAATTGCGTACCCAGAACAAACGGTATTTTTCAAACTCTAATCATTAACCGAATAGAGAAAGTTTAACCCGGGGGGTGGGGAAAAACCCTACCCCCCTTTAATTTAAAAAAAGTAGAAAAATGTGCATTTTAACCACGGGGTTTACCCTTGACTGTAAGACGGCGGCAGCCGGAATTAAGAACATTTGGCTTGTAGAATTTACTGCCAAATCTACTCTCACCAAATCATCAGGAGAAGTTTCTGCCCACACTTTGACAGGTGGCAAAAGCTACTTCAAATATGAATTGGAAAAGGAAACTGGATCCATGACTTGGAGAACCATTCCTTCTACCGAAAACGGAACCGTGTTTTACGAAGCTGACTTGGTTGCTCGTTTGCACAAAGTTACCACCGCACAGCGCAACGAGATTAAACTTCTCGCACAGAACAGAATGTTAGCCATTGCCTTGGATGCAAGTGGTGACTACTGGCTGCTGGGTGCTGACTATGGTGTTCAGTTGCAGCAGTCTGAAACCAACTTCGGACAGGCGTTCGGTGACTTCAAAGGTCATGTATTAAATTTTCTCCACAAAGAGACAGATTTACCTTTGAAAGTTCAGGCCGCTGTTGTAACTTCGCTCGGTCTTTGATTTTTTCATAGTGTTTTCATGCAGAAAGGGTCGCCATTTGGCGGCCTTTTTTGTTTAACATGAAACCGACCTACTTATATAGTTAGGATGCTGTACATAACCAAAGCAGGAACACCCGAATTGATAATCACAGGCAGAGAAAAGGTGACCGTTTCTCCCGTGTATTATCTGTTGGTGTTTGAGTCCGAAATGTCGCAGGAACAAAAGGCATTTATTGTAACCGATACCAGCACAGCACCCAACAGATATCAGCTATTTTCATTTGTAGAGGGCAGCAGCACCGCAAAAACATTGGCCGTAGGAACGCATTACTGGGCTTTATACGCACAAACTTCCCCCACGAATACCAATCCATTACTTGCATCACAGGAAATTGACCGGGGATTGGCCTATGTTACCGCATCGCATACCGCATTTAACGACCACGAAGTAAACACCACTATTAAACAACACCACATCGGATGAGTTTTGACCTATTACGCATAAATTTCACGGAGTCAAAGTTGCCTAAATTCAAGGAAAACAAGAATAAAGGCATCGTGACCTATGGGGAAAAGAACGATTTTCCTGATACGTTACTTGAATTTTACAACAGAAGTCCAAAACACGGGGCTATTGTAAGGCAAAAAGCCCGTTTTGTTGCAGGTGAAGAAACCCTTGTGGATGGCAACCCCAGCGCAGTTAAGGTAATTGACTACGTTAACCCATACGAGGGCATTCAAGAGTTCAAAAATAAGTTAGCTCTCGATTACGAATTGTTCAATGGCTTTGCATACGAGGTGCATTACAACAAAGTAGGGCAGATTTCTGCTTTGTACCACGTAGATTTCAGCAACGTGCGTACACTTGACCACGAAATCTATATGTATGCCGAAGATTGGAAAAAGGCGAAGCATGAGGACA